GGCTCACAGTTTGCACACTGACCGTGGAGTAGGACAGCGTACAACTCTACGTGGTGCGCTCAATATCGGAAGTCAAACACTTGGTCATCTTGACATGACATCACTCTCTTGGAGTGGTCAACCTGTCAAGGGTGTACTGCGAGTATCGAACGCTCACGCATTTTGGGCTCTTGGTGGTACATACGTTGTTGATTGGTCAGTTCGTGAAGGGGTGTTGTCTGACTTCGGTTGGGGTGCAACTACTGCGGCTGATTCAACAAACCCGTTTCAGGATGCGAACCATTCACCAAAGGTTGACCGTACCAACAATACTGACAGTAGCATCGAGTTATTGATGCGACCTGTTATGACGCTTGACAAGTCACACGTACAGATGTTCCGACACAACCCAGTCGTTACAAGTGGCACTCCTCAAGCCAGCCCTAACTTCTATTCCGCTACTGGTGGATGTAAGTATGGATTCTATGTGAGTGATGCACCGTCAGCCCGTACAGGCACACCTTCGTCGCCTCCGTACAAACCGGTGTATGCTATTAAACCTGCAACCAGTGTAACAGCATCAACAAGCGACGGTCCAAAAATTCTCGGCGTCGACGTGACAGGGTATGTCAAGACTGACATAACACAACCAGTCGCTCGTATCGTCATGAGTGAGAACACGTTAGAGCACTTCCGTAGCGATGCACCTCGTCGATTATCAGAGAATGGTGAATCGGATTTCACAGTACAGCCACGCCACAGTCAAACCCTACACCCGAAGGGCAGTTCAGGCGATACGTCTTTTAACACAGGCGACCACAGTGGAGAGTGATAGCATGGCTGACGCATACAACAGAACGACAGGGCGATTTAGTGAAGCCCAGCCAACTGTCATGAAGCGTGTTCGCAAGCCGTCGTTCGTTGACAACTCTGTACGACACGCTGCTTACTCTTCGTCATCAACAAAGCGTGTTGCAGCATCACCTACACGTACAGACTTCCAAGCATCGAGTGACAAGACATACACCCTGACAGAAGAGGATGACAGCATACGAATTGAGCACACCACTTCTACTGGTAACAGATTCAGGGGAGGCATATTCCACGATGATGACCAGTTCGATGCGTCGTCTATAGTGCCGAGCCTGTTCGTCAATAAGCACAGCCCTCGTGAGCGCTTAGCACCACACTCTATAGAAACAGCAACCAAAGGTACACGCATTCGCCTGAATAACCTCAAGGGTCGTAGTCTAAACGACATCGGCTTTGATGGTAAGACGCTACAGATAGCACAGCCAGTAAGTATCGGCCTTCGTACGAGTGACTTGGCTGAGCGTATTGTCACAGAAGGTAGGAAAACCCTCTCAGGTTTCCGCATTTCGGCGCCAAGTAACGTGTTTGTTGCTAAAGACATCAACAATGTCGATGCTCTGACAGCCTTACGTTACCTGTCACGGCATGATGGTTTCATGACAAAGTCTGATTCATACGGTATTGTCAGTTATATTCACCAGTTACGTGGAAATAAGTCGGTTTACATCCATCAGGACATGGTTTCAGGCGGAATATCGGAAGAAAATATGGATGCAGCCCCTAACAGGGTCACTGTGCGGGGGAAATCACGTGCTAAAAATGACGACAACGTCGTCCAAGTCGACGATATTGAGTCTCAGAAGGACGGTGTGCGTGAAGTACAGGGTGGAATATTCGCTCCAACGGCAAACAACAGGAATTCGACGAAAAACATAGGTAGAAAGTTCTTGGCTACTGCCAAACGAGCAAAGGGTGCTAAAATGATGACTGAAACCATCAATTCTATGCAAGTAGAGGCAGGTGATGTCGTTTTATTTCAAGACATCAACGAAAAAACCCAAAATATGGCTCTCAGGGTACGTCACAACCTTACAGGTCGACGTTCTGACATAAAAGTGTCCTCAATCGAAGGCAGTTTAGAAGATTTGTTACAAAGAGCACAGGAAGGCGATATTTCTTCCATGTTTGACGACGGACAAGAAGAAAATCAACAAGTTACAGAGAAAAACTACTCTGTCAGTGCATCAATTACAGTAAAGACCACATGGGCTATTGCAATAAGGCAAATAAGACCCGAAGGTTTGATAATTGGGCATCCCGACAGAGGGTTGATTAGAGGTGATGGTGCAGTGGTTGAATCAGTAAACGGATTGCTAACATTGGGTACATCTGAATCAAAATGGACAATAAAGGGGAATGGTTGAATGCCACTATTAACATCAGGTCACAGATACGTAGTCGATAAGTTGGCTGAGGAGATTACTCAAGTTGTTTTTGGATTTGATGGAGGTATTGCCACCAGTGAAGACGGCGGAGCAGGTCGACCTGCTATTACCGTCACTCCGCTTGTACGCATCGTCGATGACAATACGATTTCAGTCGAAGCAAAACTCACTACGGTTGATTCCTTCACATTACCTCTCCGAGAGGTGTGTATTCGCTCGGCTGACCGAGCATTATTCAGATATACCTACGACGCAATCACGAAGTCATCTGACACTGAACTTATATTCTCAACAATCATCGAGGTGAACTAAAATGGTCAACCCACTATCAGGACATACTACAGGACAAACTGCTTCATCTGAATCACTAAAAGACGGGGCTGGTTTATCAAGTACATCGCTAACAAATCTGTATGAAGGTCTACACGGCAACGGTATTGTCCGGTTGGATGACCGGGCTTATGCAGACAGCAATCGACAGAACACAGGTACTAACACGGCGGGACATGTTGCAGTTTCCTCGGGTGGCTCAGTCACTGTGTATGGGGGGTACGCTGTACTCGGGGGGATTCTGTATTCATTTGCCAACGGACCCAACTCCAATAAAACCTATACCGCAGGCGACACTGCTTGGCATCTTGGCTCACTCCCGTCTGTACCCTCATCGAATTCAGATGTGATTGTGACAGTTTACGTAGTCGCTGACAACAACACTGGCGTTGCAAACGTCAAGCACCATTTTGGCACACCCGCTGTGACCAGTACAGGAACTCCACTCACATCTGATACATTTCTATCTCTACCCGGTCCAACTGGGGCGACGGTAAATCATGAAACAACTGTACTTGCTGTTTTACGCTACACAATGACGGGCGGAGCAGCAAACGTCACTGCCTCACTCAACTCACCTACGGTTAGTGATAAGCGATGTCTGTTGAGTAACAGTCCTATGTATTTGACTCCTGTTACCTCTGGAGCAACGGGGGATTACACCGCTGCTAAGTCAGTCGACCATGCAAATCGTTCACTCGACACAATGAACGGAACCATAGGTGGCGCTCAATCAGGTGCGTTCAACGCTTCACCACTCGGAGCAATATGGCAGGGTCATAGCCCCGATGGACATGCAGTGCTGTACTACAGTGCTCGCCGTGAACAAGGTGGCTCGCCTGTCCGTAACACGTGGAGGCTTGCGCCAAACGAAGTCAAGACCATTACAACAAGTGCTAACCAGAGTGCTACATTTGACGGACCCAACATATGGGTTATCACGACGACTGGTAACATTACATTAACACCAACACCCGCATTCCCTCACAGTCATACGATTCGTGTGTACCATCCGTCAGGCAGCCATACACTGCACTTTGACCCAACCGGACTCAACAACGACGTGGCAGTAGGAAAGTCAGCCACATTCGGCTACAACGGCAGTTCATGGAGTCTGATTGGACTTTCAGGTGCTGGTGCTGGTACAGTTACATCTGTTGCTACTACTGCACCAATCACTGGTGGTACAATTACCACTTCTGGTACTATCGGTATATCCGCCGCTACAACAAGTGCGGCAGGTTCGATGTCAAGTGCCGACAAAACAAAATTGGATGGCATAGAAGCAAGTGCTGACGTTACAGATACAACCAATGTAACTGCGGCAGGGGCTTTGATGGACTCGGAATTAACTGACTTAGCAGGTGTAAAAGGTGTAACAATATCTACATTGCAAGTTAAACCATCGGAAGGTGCGTTTGCTAACGGAGACAAAACCAAGTTAGATGGAATCGAAGCAAGTGCTGATGTTACAGACGCAACCAATGTTAACGCCGCAGGTGCAATAATGCACAGCGATTTGGGAACCAAAGGACAGATAGTAGTAGGAGATGGTTCAGGTGATGCAACTATACTCAGCGTCGGCACTAACAACCATGTTCTAACAGCAGATAGTTCGGAAGCATCTGGTGTTAAATGGGCGGCAACAGCGGCGGCAGGTATAACAGCATTAACTGGTAATGTAACTGCAAGTGGTTCAGGTTCAGTAGCGGCTACTATTGCTGATGAAGCCGTAACATACGCTAAGATGCAACACGTTTCTGCTACAAGTAGAGTATTAGGAAGAATCACAAGTGGTGCGGGTGATGTTGAAGAACTCACAGGTGCTAACATCAGAACGATAGCCAACGTCGCTGATGGTGCAACGGAGTACACAGATGCTATGGCACAGGCCGCTAACGCCCCTGCTATTACAGGTAACACACTATTAGCAAACGGTAACGTA